GGGTAGGAGTTGGAGTTGCTGGAGGTACACAAGCGTTCTGCCATGTGCCTCCAACTTTTACATACGTATTAGTCAGGGTACGCCAAGTTCCGCCTACTTTTATGTAGCCGCAATTAGACGACTCATCAACTGAGCGCCAAGTACCGTCGACCTTTACGTATTGTGTCATTTTTTATGAGTACTTTAACCAAACGTCTCCATTAATTCCGTCACTACTACCTGGAGTACTGGTTGATGTAAAGATATTACGTACAACACCAGACGCAGGGTTAGCAGTGGTTACGGAACCATTTGTCTTATTAATATACTGTGTGTGAACGTCAGCCACAATACCTGTTTCAATATTTGCAAGACGAGCAGACACTGTATTAAACGTGGTTGCTGTAGAAATAAACGTTCCAGTTGAGACTGGAGCAGTAGATAGAGATGGGGTTACTCCCAAGATAGACTGAATAGCCACAATCTCTTCTTGCATGGTATTTGGGTGTGAAGCATAAATAACGTCTGTGACGTCTACCTTTGTGCTAAAGGATTTTATACTTGCGGGATAGGATGCGGGCATTTTATCTCCTTAGGATGTAATTCCGCCGGTGGCATTAACAACAATGACTCCGGCTTCTGGTAACTCGTCAACACCACATACGATGTCTTCTACTTTTAAAACTTGAACATAAGGGGTTGACCACACGTTTCCGGTGGCAGACGCCGAAGTCACGTTAGAAGCAACCTTTATATAGGTAAAGGTGCTAGTTGTTGGGGTTGAATACACTCGGTACTTGCCGTTAAAAGTTGCATCTACGCTTTCTACAGTTACAACATCTCCTACCTCTAAAGCATGAGGAGTGTTGGTAGTAAGCGTGGCTAAGTTGTCTGTCAACGCTTTGTTTGTAACAGTGTAGCTTGCAGCAATTGCTGTTGAAGATACGTTTGTAGCTACCTTTACATAGCTAAAAGTTGTTGTGCTTGGCACTGCAGTAACTACATAGGTACCGTTAAAGGTAGCGTCTACACCATTTATAGTTACTATTTGACCAACAGTTAGGTCGTGCACTGTATTAGTAGTTAGTGTTGCTACATCGCTTGTTAAAGCTTTGTTTTTAAGATTGAACAGCTGATTGCTGTCACTTCTACGTAGTACCTTCATTTCTGTGTAATCTACGCCGTTAATAGAACCAATTGTCTTAAGAACATACTGAAGGCTGATTCGGTCGCCAAACAGAACGCTATCAATAAATAGGATATCGCCTAGTGCATCTAGTACTGCTTGCTGAACTGTGTATTGACGATATTGAGGTAGAACAGTTATGTCGCAAATAATATCTACGCCCACATAATCAGGTGGTGCGATGCTTAGACTTGTGTTAGCTGGGGCTTTACCTACTAGATAGTTAGCTACTCTAGTAGCAGCATTGGTAAAGTCAGTTGTAGGTGTTACTCCATCAATACGAACTCCACGGTCATTAAAGCCACGCATGTAAATAACAACACTGGAGTAATTTTCTGCGGTTGCAGACGCTTTCTGAATGCCGCTAACTTGAAGAGCTAAAGAGGCGTAGTCCTCAACAGATACCGCTCTGTTAAGCGCTTTAATGCTTGCAGGAGCGTTAATCTTAATTGAGTCGGTTGATTCAGCATCTGCTCCATATGCAGCGGCATCTACGTTAGTTACCGTTAGTCCTGCTGGAGTTCCCCATAGACCATCTGGGTCAATTTCTTGAAGCGTATCGCCTGGAACGTTTCCAACTAAGCCACCGCCAATACGGTAGGTTGCTGAAATTGCTTTATTAATTGGCGGAATTCGACCACCAATATTGTCACCAAATTGAATGTAGGTAATGTCATCTGCGTCTGTAAAGGTAGAAAAGGCTGGAGTAGCGCCTGTTACGTCAATTAGATATTGAACTTTTGTATAAACAACTCCATCAATTTCAACTTCAATGCTGTCTTCAATAACTGGAGACTGCTCTAGAGGATATGTCTGGTTTGCAATACCTGTGCTAAGACGAACAAATTCGTCATATACGGTTTTACCTTCAGTAGCTGTAACTGAGTTTGAGCCTGGCGTTGAACCTACTTGGGCTGGGACAACAACCGCAGTATCAAGTTCAAAGTAGATAGGTACTTCTTCGCCAGTTGCGGTAGTAGAAGTTGCTACCTGCGTTTTGGCAGGAACTGTAATAGACGAAGCGGTTGTGTTACTAAAAGTAAGGGTTACGCGGGCAGCATTTCTTAGAGTAGGTTGATAATCTAAAAGAGCGGCTTGGCGCAAGATGCTAGCTCGCTTGCTTGCTGTTGAAATAAAGGACTCATTAGCCGAGCGGTCAACGTAATACGACATAAGGTCTCCCATATAGGAGAACATCTGAAGGATGGCAATACCAAAGTCTGACTCATCTCTGTTTGTCCAGTCAGGGGCAAAGGTAGGAATGAGGTTGATTAGGTCATCTCTGATAGAAAGGTAATCTCGAGAGGTGTAGTCAACTTGGGGTACGTAATTTAAATCAGCCACCGGTTACCTCTTCTATTATGTCGCCGTATCTAGTAAACAGAGCCGTTCTCAAGCCTACTGTCTGTGGATTTCCTTCAGGGTCATTATAGTGGATTTCCAGGGTCAAGTCACTGGTGTTATTGTCTAAATCACCCTGCAAATCTTTAAAGACTAGTTCTGGGAACCATTTAGCAAATCCTTCAACTATGGATTGTTTTGCCAAAGTTACCGCGTCGTATTCATTTTCAAAGAGGGTTGCGGGAACGGTAGTGCCATATGTTGGAAGCATAAGGCGCTCGCCAATCTGAGTAAGGCACATCAAGATAATGCGGTCCTTAAGAATCCTGGTTCTGTCGGATGTAGTAGCCACAGTGCCAGCCGCTGAAAACTTAAAGGGATAAGAAATAGCTCTTTCCGCCATTACAGTACTCCAATCCATACAGGGAAATTAGGGTCTCCGCCTACATACATTACCCAAACCGTGTCTCCAAGTCCCGGTATGTAGGCAGCTCTAGCCGCAGCATTTGCCGTCACTGGTGTACACGGAAACGCCCAGTTTGAGATTGCCTCTCCGGTTACCTGGGGCACCTTCAACTTTATTCTGGCTTTATTATCAGGGTCTGTTACGTCAACGCATTTGCCCGGGTATATGCCAAAAAACTTACGGTCATGGTCTTTAAATAACACCTTGCAACCTCAACTTATCGTATACAACTCCCCTTAGTGTTTCTTTTTGTACCGTAGCTTTTAAGTCTTTTTTACCTTTGCTTATCCAAGTTGCTTTATTAACAGAGTAGTCATCTATCTGCGTTCTATTTTTAGTTTTATTAACTATGTATTTAGACGAGGTACTGTTTCCAACTTTAGATACGTTTAGTATTGTCTCTGGTCGCGCACTGCTTCTAGTTTCATTTGGAACAATAGTTCTTAGTTCTGGGTTTGGTGGGGTGTCCAATGACACGCCATCTGTCCACACGTTTGCTGACCCTAAGGAATCAAGACCAGCTGTTAACTTAGTAGTGTAAACGGCGTTAGTTATGATGTGTTCTGTCTCTAAAACAATCCAATATCCAGAATAATCTGTGCTAAGTCCCTCTAGGTAAATTGGCATTGTGGGCTTTAACTCTGTATTACCCAAGACTTCAACTTGAGCTCTATATGGAAACATGGTCATTACATCTGCTGCCGCAGCTTCGTAAGACGCCGAAGCAAAGTCTATTGCTGTAGTTCCAGACTGGAAAGAATCAAAGAACGATTCTTGATACTTTTTACGCAAGCTAGTCTCTTGCTTTTGTTTGGTGACGTTAAAAATAGAACTTGAATCGTTAATCAAATCAATACCAGTTACTGCTGTGGCAGATTTAATTCCGTCTTCAAAAGCTAGTGTTTCTCCCACTAAAGGATTAAACGAATAAATAGTGCTACCGCTTGGGTCGTTTGAGTCATTCATATAAAATCTTTTAGATTCACTCTTGTAACGCGTAAAGTTTTCTGTAAGCGGTTGAAAGTAAAGCTCAGTATTTTCTGCACGTAGGCTGTACCCACATTGTCTAGCA